AGAGGGGTGAAGACGCCGTTGTAACGGTCGAGCATGGACTGTTGAGCGGGGTCAGGGGACATGAGGGAGGGGTCGTAAAGGATGGTGGAATGTTTCATCAGAAGCTGAAGCTGCGTTTGTAAGCAGAGCGCTTGTTTTCCTCGGATGAGTCGTAGAAGATGACAAGATACTTTCCTGGTTGTTCTGCATCGCCAATAACAATGCTTTCGCCAGGAAGGGGCCAGTCGTTTACAGCGCGAATGTCTGTAACCACTTCAGCGGAATGTTCGTCGAACACATCGTCATAAACAACGCTTTCGCAGAACAGCTTTACTTCGCAATCTTCGTGAGTGCGGAGATAAGCATCAAGATGGTCGCGGAGTTCAGAGGCTTTCATCGGAGAAGGGGGCAGAGGGGTCTATTGACTCCTGCGTATGGTCGAAGCATTGCTCCCACGCGCTATCCGCGAGGGTGGCACTTCCTTCCCATACGGGAGTGGAGCGAATAAGACGCTCCAATGTCTCACTGTTGGACTTTCGCGCTTCATGGGCAATGTTTCCCAGGTGAGCGAAAGCGGTGTCGGTGAGGGTGACGTGGCGGCGCTTTTTGAGTTCGCCATGAACATTTGGCACGGTAATCAGCAGATCAAAGGAGGAAATAGGCCAAAACGAAAGAAATGATGAAGATGAGGAGAAGCTCCATCGGGGAGAGCGGCTCGACACACCTTACACACCTTTTTCGATGATGCAACCCCCTAATCTTCCGAGTCTCATGAGACTGCTGCTGAATGCTTAAGCATGCATTAAGACCGCCTCAAGCCGTTGCAGCGCCTGAAAAATCTGCTACAACAGCTCTGACTCACCCCCGCTCATGGCCTTCAACATCCTTGACCACGAAGCCAAGCTGGAGCCTTCCAAAGAAGCAGGGAAATATAAATGCCCCGCCTGTGGTGGCAACAACCTCAGCCTCGACCGCAACAATGGTTCCTACAACTGCTGGAACGATCCATCTCCGAAGCACCGCGCTGAAATCCGCAACATCCTGGCTCCGATGAAGCGCTGGGAGCGCCCCCCTCGGGAGACAGCCACCTATCGCTTTACCTACGAAAACCGAGATGGTGGCAGGGCTCTGGATGTCGTTCGTCGCGATAGCGACGGCAAAAAGCAAATCTTTCAGGAATATCCTGACATTGCTCCCGATATTAAACAACGCAAGCAAGTTGTTGATAACTTGCGCTCACAGGTGTTGCCATATCGATATAACGAGGCCATTGAGGCTTCCAAGGCGCTGCATCTGCCCATCTTTATTGTTGAAGGTGAACTGTGCTGCGATGCCGTATGGCAAATTGGTTTACCTTCCGTCACATTTCTAGGCGGTAGCAAGCAATACAGGAGCAACGGGGACTATTCCTCGCTGTTCAAGGCCGTCCGTCTCGTGCTGTGTCCAGATCGAGATGAGCCAGGCGTTGCACTTATGCGGGAAGTCGCATCAGATAATCCTGGTGCGCAATGGTTGTATGCAGATCCCGATAGTTTTGAATGGGACTCTCTCCCGCAAAGCAACGGCTTCGACATTTCCGATTGGATTGAGGAAGGTGCCGACCAGGAACTGATCCTCGCCTCCATTGTTTCCAAGGATCGCCATGAAGGCCATGACGGCCTTCCTTCCTATGAAGAGATTATTGGCACTTTGGAAACCATGGTGGGCCTTTATGGCAATGACGCTCGCGTGCTGTTTGAAGCACGCCAGTGGATGACAAACCATGGCCTCAAGATGGCCACCTCCGAACTTGACAAACTTCTCAACGAAGCGAAAAGCAGGGTCGATGGAAAGGAGGAAATTGAAGTGTTGGACGCTAAGGCCATTGCCCTCTCTAACGAAGTAAGGCGCTGGACTATTGCTGGCATCCTTCCCGAAAGCAGCGTAATGCTGCTAGCCGCTGCTCCAGGCAGCGGCAAATCCACCCTCATTTACAACTGGGCCATGAATGTGGCCACTGGCTCTGAATGGAGTGGTCGCCGTTGCCAGAAGGGCAAGGCCCTCATTATTCAATGTGATGAGCCTGTGGTTGATGCTGCAGAGAAGATGCAGGTGATCGGCTACGACCGCGACGATCTTGAGCCCGATTCCATCGGCTTCATCGAGCGTTGGCGCTTCTCCAATATTGGCTGGCTCGCCGACCGCATCAAGCGTGATCGCCCCCAGTTGGTAGCCATTGACAGCCTTACGGCGTGTCTTGCTGGTATGGATGTCGACCTCATCAAAAGCGATGCGGGCAATGTCATCTACGAGCTGCGAGATATTGCCAACACCTATGGCTGCAGCATCGTCATCCTTCACCACTTAAACAAAACAGGCGGCATCCGCGACAGCTCTAGTTTTGAAGCCAACGTCTCGGAAGTGGTGAAGCTCTATCGCCCAGAGAACAATCCTGGTCCAAACGAATTCCTGCTGGAATGGACAAAATCTCGTAGCGGCCTGTCAGGAAAGCATTTCCTAGTCCGAGAGCCCGACACCTATGGCTGGTTCTACAAAGGGCCAGTGGACGGCGACCCAGAAGGCCTGATGCGCATTGCCAATGTTGTGAACAATCGCGGCATGGAATGCTTTGATGCTCAACAGGTGAGCAACATGCTCTCGATGTTCGACACAGGCAAAGCACGTCGCACGTTGGAGCAGGCCCGTCGTCAGGGCCTCATCTCTTCATCGTGGCGACTCGGCCCCACTGGAGAGCGTGATCGCATGTACCACTCTTTTAGCTATGTGGAACAGGAGCCTGCAGATTTCATTGAAGCGCCGATGGTGGCAGAGCCGACTATTGAGAACGCCCCTGAGGAAGTGCCAGATTTCGATGATGGCATTCCGTTCTAAATAGAGGGAGACTTAGTTCGGCGTCTCCCCGCCCGCCCGACGCTACGAGGCGGGCTTTTTTAATGCTAACTAATATTCGTTTCACCCCTTTCGGGGGTGAAACCACCCACGCGATGAGTAGCAGAATTCCCAATAAATGCCTTTTATTGAGAATGCAGCTAACATAATAAAGATTATATTATGGCTGCGGCCCAGTAATTGCAATGGCTTTCGCGCATAATCCTGGCCTGGCGGCACTTCATAACTACATCGTTGGCGAAGAAACACCTTCTTCTCCCATTGCAGAATCAGTTGCAAAGGAGGCAGAGCAGAAGGCTGCCATCGAGGAGATCGCCAAGGAAATCCAGGAAGATGCCCGCATTCGACGGCCAAAGCGAAAGGGATTTAGCTGATTTCTGGGTGTTTTGAGCCTCGTGCTACAGTGGTCACGGAAAGTCCCGAGCGCACCCAGTTCCAGGACTGTCCAGGGCTAGGTAGCTTGCAGGCATGGCCTTCCAGCACCAGCGAAGCCCCCTCAAGGGGCGGAGCGGAGTCGGACACCAGGCCAAAGCTCCCTAAGCAAAAACAGTGGATAACATTGCAAGGCAAACAATTCTTGCAATGATCAATCCCCCTCAGCCAGTAGAAGTGCTGCCTTCGTTGGAGCACAATGGAGTGGAAATTGTGTGCCGTATTCATCACGGCTTCTCCACACCATCGAAAGGGCCTCTTCCTGCGCCGCGTTATTTGTATGGTGCCGTGAGCCCTGAAGGCGAACGGCATTGGCGACGAAGCCTTAATGACATCCAAGCACTCATTGATGCTGGGTTTAAGCTAAATGCTGCTGCACAAGCAAAAGCGTGACCCACGATAATTGTCTATCTGATTCCGAATGGAATGAGATGGACACGCTACGGAGGGCCATTAAGGATGGCCCTCCTTCTGTCGCCGCACAGAAAATGGAACGATTTGCTGAACTGTTCGTGCGAACGCTTCCGTATGAGGGCGATACAATTGCGCCAGCAGTGACTACTACAAATGGCTCAGCCTGAAATTGTCTTCAAAGATCAAGAAGAAGGCTTGCGCTATGCATTGAAGATCTTGACGGATGCTGGCCTCACGCCAGAGGAGATCGAGCGCGTTCGTGCGAAGAACAAGCCTGGCGCCAATATGGCAAAGGATTTGATTGGCCTTCGGCGATATATGGTCCAGGAGCTATTGGCGGCCAATATGAGCAATCGTCAAATTGCTGATGCATTGCAGCTCAGCAAGGAGACAGTGAATGCTGATCGTCATCATGCTCGCCAGCTTTACACGGAAAAGCTTCTTGCATCCGCAGACGTGCATCGAGCACGTCTGCTCAAGGAGCAAATGGACTTAAAAGAAAAGGCCATGGAAGCGTTTGAGCACAGCAAACGCAAGAAAGTGACCACCATTCAAGATGGTGACGATGGGAAGGGCGGCACCATGATTAAAGTGGAAGAGAGCGCTGGTGAGCATGGCTTCCTGAACGTGGCGAAGAATGCTCTAGTGGAGCAGGCTAAGCTCCTGGGCCTGCACGAGCTGAAGCGCGAAGAGCAGCAAGACAAGACTTATCAACAATTCCTTAAGGATTTGACTGTCACCATCGACAAAGAGAAGAAGCTGGCAGAAGACACCGAAATGAAGAGCGGCGCCGTGGAAGTGCAAGCAGTAGACGCAAGTGAGAATGATGAGGCCCGTGATGTAGCGGAGCGCACGCGATTCCTTCAAAGTTCAGGAAATCTTTAGCCTCAGCCATTGACGCTTTTGGTTATCGTCGGCAGGATACAAGCGTTGCCCGATTCCCTTGTCTTTCTCCTTCAACAGCGTCGACGACTTCCTGCGAAAAGCCAGTGAAGCCAAGAGCGAGCAGCGGGCAGAAGCTAATGCCTGGGCTCAGGATTTTCTTAACGATCCACACACCATTGGTGTGCCCGTAGAGATGGCTGACACCATCGGCACTCTCCTCGAAAAATACGGCGATGAGCCCCTTCGGCAGATTGCCCTCTTCTGCCTTGGTAAGTGGTACGCCATTCACGTTGGCGTCATCCAGGAAATGGTTGAAATGGAAGACACCGCAGCCTCCATTGCTGGTGCAATGGACGCCGCTCGCGTGAGTGGCGCCATTCAGCTCCTGGAGACTGTGGGCAGCTTCGGTGGCGACGATTCCTGGCGGGAGATGCTCAAGGAGAGCATCATCTCAGAAGTGGATGAGCACAAGGCCAGGGAGCAAGGCGATGGTTGACATGCCTAATGCCATGAATGCCTATCTCATCACTACCAGTCGTGACGAGATGATTTCCCTCATGGCACCAAACGAATGGCTAGCTCGTCAGCTATTCGCTAAGCATTTCCCTCGCAAACGCATTTCAACAGTGACGGAATGGCCTTCTGACATTCCTTGCACTGTTCCCTCCATCGAATGACCCTTCCCACCTTCCGACTTTCTACCAGCCATGCAGGAGGCATTCTCCAAATCGGCCCTGTCACCATCGAATGGGCCAACACCATCCCACAAGGCACTCAGCTCATGGGGCAACCCCGCTGGGGCTGGACAACAGTCCTATTCCCAAATGACGTTTGGTTTTTCGGAAGATAAGCGAGCTGATCAACGGAAGGCATATATATGCATTCCGCCTGCTCTCACGCAAGAGATCATGGCTAAAGGGCAAGAAAGCCCACCGCCACATCCCGTATGGGCTAAGACCGTAAAACGCAATCGTTATTACGTCATTGCTGCTGACAGCTTAGAAGACCTCACCGAGATTGCAGACTTCGCTCGCGTGGAGCTGGAGGAGCCTGAAGAGCCTCTCACGAAGATCAGGCGCCAAGCATGCCAAGCATTACTTGACCGAGCGCATCGCTACGCCGTGCTAGAACCACTGGGCGAATGCCACTGTCTTGCCATCGCTTGGCGTGAACAGCCCCTTCGTAGCCACAAGGCTTCGTCGAAGGTGGCAAAAGAGTTAAGAGACAATCAAAAACGTCGTTCATTCTTCTCCAAGGCTCATGATTAAAACACTCAACAACAATTGTTCGGAAAATTACAAGGCGTTAAAGGGTGTTATTCATTCGCAAGATTTTCCATGGTTTTGGAGTGAATTTTCCACTGACAATGCGGCGGTTCCTGGATACTCCGACATTTCTATTTACTACCATTCCTTCCTGCGTCGCCCAGATGCTGGCCATTTGAAGTTTCCAGAAGTAACATCACCGCAATTGGTTGGACTGGCTTCTACTGTTCTGGATGAAATACTTTCATGTAATGGAATCACAGTTAATTCTTTTTTGAGAATTTGCGTAAATGCTGTGCATCCCATGAGAGAGCAGGTATTGACAGTGCCGCATGTCGACCATGAGTTTGATCATTTTAATTGCCTGGTCTATCTTTCCAACTCTGACGGCGACACAATTGCTGGCGACCATCGCTCCACGCCTGCGGAGGACAAGGCCGTTTTGATGACTGGCGAGCATTACCACGAAACGCCAACCACGTCAAGAAGAGTGGTACTGGTTGGAACTTTCCTTTAATTTGGCCGCAGCCCCTTGACCCGCCTGCAATTGGCTGGTAACTTGGCGACAAGGACGCGAGTCCTTCTGTTTACCTTCTGCAATCATGCATTCAAAAGTCGTTTCCGTTTCTGGTCACACCACCGAGCGTGGCATGTCCGTGTTTGCCAAGAACATTCTTGGCAATACTGTTCCCGTGATGTTTAGTGGCGAGCCTGTCATTGAAGGCGTGTTCCGTGTGGATGAGCTGCTCCGTGCTTGTCAGGCTCTTGAGACTGCGCTTTGTGCTCTAGAGGGCCAACGCTCAGACATTGGCCCGTCCGCCATGCTTGATAATGCAATTAACGATTTGAACTACCTGCAAATTCGCCTGGACTCATTGGTACAGGCCAGTGCTGTAATGCACGGTTCAGTGGTGGAATGCATGGCCGTAGAGAAGCCCGATCTCATGCAGAGCTATCTCAGTGCTTTTGCAAAGGCAGTGGGCCAAGGAGAAGTGTGACAATGGACAGAGAACTGATGGAATGGACAATGAAGCCCTCTGAATTCTTTGAAGAGATGGCCTATCGCATGCGGCGCCTGGAGAAGCGCCTAGCCAAGCTCAAGAAGACTGAAGAAGAACTCATTCTTGAACGATACCGCCAAGCTACATCCATCTAAATCAAAGGCCCCAACAGGGGCCTTTTTTATTACCCTCCCTAGAATTATTTCTATTGTTGCAATGTGAATATGTTGTCCACAGCAATGCGTCAGCGCGTGGAATTTATTTGTCAACGCATTGCACAAGGAGCGCCTGTTGAACTGTCTGAGATGGCATGGCTGCAGAAGCTCGCAGCTCGCAATCCAACAGTGAACGACTGGCTCAAGAAGGCGCGTGACATAGCAATCAATGGCGAGATTCCGCAAGATAGCCTGGATGGCTTCTGTCAAGCCCTTGGTATTGCAGAGCCCGATCCATCCGACCACCTCACTGGTCCGCAGGATCCAACGGTGTTAGCGGAGTGGTTCCAGAGCAAGCAGAAGTGGTTTCGCGGCCAGTCTTCCCTTTAGCCTGCGCCCAGGTGGAGTCGTTTGGTAGCGGCTCTGTGCCGTATTCAAACGTGTCGTAATCCTCTTCATTGCGAGGGTCATATACCACTCCCATGCGCAACCATTTTGCGAGGCGTTCTTTCTCTTGCTCTGGTGAAAGCTTCATCATCCTCTCCATTGCACTTCCATTATCGCGCATGAAAAAGGCGGGCCTCTAAGCCCGCCTTTCTTAATGGTTGTGGCCTCCGATGAGCAATTTTAACCTTCAGGAGCAGTGCTCAACTAAAGGGACAGTACGCCTCTGAGGCTCATGCTGTGCCTTGGCTTGGCCGTAACGACCGCGCCCGTACTGTCTCACCCGTCCACCCTCACGGCTCGCCATACGACTGACGAGGGAAGCGGTTAAACCTCCAGGACCGACCACTCCGAAATAGTAGCACCTGCCACTCCCAGCGCATCCTTCAAATCTGTACCAATCCTTAAGGGCCTTGCAGGCAGGGGTCGAAATAGGACACAATGGTGGGACTGCAGTGCTGGCGACCGCCTGCAGCCTCTGGACGTATTCCCCCCTTCTGATGCTTCGTTTTCTTTCCTCCCTTCTGCTGCTGGGCACCATTGCACCATCCGCCCAAGCAGCATCGTTTCAATGCGGCCAAGCAAGCCACTACGGCATTGGCGATGGCTACCACGGGCAACGGACTGCCTCTGGCCAACGCTTTGATGCCTATGGCATGACCGCCGCCCATCCATCGCTGCCCATGGGCTCACGAGTGCTTGTAAAGAATCGTGACAATGGCAAGACTGTGCTGGTGACCATCAATGATCGCGGCCCATACGCTGGTGGCCGCGTGCTTGATCTGTCCTACGGCAGCTTCTCTCGCATTGCTTCGCCCAGCCAGGGCGTGGCCAACATCTGCATGAGCAGAGCCTGATCAGCTCCCCTCCTCTAAAACCATGCTTGACCGCCTCGCTTCCCTTAGCCTCCTGCTCACCGTCTGTGGCCTCGGCGTCTTCAGCCTGATTGCTGCTCCACAAGTGCAGCCCAATCATGAGGGCCTTGCCAAATGTCAGGAGCTTCATCCCATCCGCTATTGCCGAATAGCGAATGGCTTCCCAGTGAAGCCCCTGCCCTGATACGCTGGCTCTGGAATGTTCAAGCCCCCTTGACGGGGGCTTTTTTGTGCCCTATCATTCCGTCACGCCCGAGAGGGCACCTTTCTTTTGGAAACCATGACCACTGCTTCTCATTTCAAGGTGAGCAAGAAAGCCCAGAATGCTCTGGGCATCACCGTTCTCAACGTGCTTCAGCATTGCGTAGTCATTCGCACTGAGCGTGGCCCTCGTTTCATGAGCCGCAAGGTGTTTGACGCATGGGAGGCAAAGCAGCGTGCCCACAAGGCACGCGGGTGCCATGCCCGATATATCGCCAACAATGTGTGGATGGTGCTCGATCCCACCACCAACACTGATGCCCACACCGTCATTCGCACTGGCGCTTATGCCAAAGGCATTGAAGGCAAGTGGAGCTGCACCTGCACTGATGCCCATTTCATGATGGAGCGTGGTCAGGAGCCCTGCTGCAAGCACATTCTTGCGGCTCATATGCAACTCAACATCGGCTCATGAACGAAGATCTCTATTTTCCTGCATTGGATTCCCTGGAAAATAAGCTTGGTGACGCACTGGGCTTGGCCATTGGCCTCATCCGCCACCCAGAGAAGCTAGACAATCGCACGATGGCCACCATCGAAGGTGCTTTTGCTGAATGGTGCGACAAGCAAATCAGCGAAATGGCTGATGATTGAAGAATACAAGCGCTCTTGTAAATTCACCGCCCTAAAGCCCTTCGACTACTTCGCTAAAGAGGGCCATTTCATGGAACTCTCCGAGTGGTACAACGGCGAGGGCTTCGATCTCCACGTTGAATCAAGCAATGGCGCACAACGCCTTTCCCTCTCCTGGGGGGAATGGAAAGCCATGCAAGCCCTAGTTGGCAATGAAGAGGATAATGAGGACTGAAGCCGCCATTCAGGAGCGGCCCCGTCAGAGTTGGACCAGGCTTCACGAGGCCTGGTCTTAATGACGCTCCATCGCCAGTAACGCCCCATGAAGAAATCAATGGGCGCCACCACCATAGATCATGCCTAAATTCCCCGTGGGCGCCATCGTCGATCTCTACGATTTCGGCTTCCATCAATGGCGAGGCGAGTACACCGTCATCAAAACGCCAGAGGGTGATCGCCCGCTATACAGAATTCGCAACACCAAGACCAATAGCCAGCAATGGGTGAAGGAAACAGCCCTGCGCGTCGGGCGGCTTGGCCCCTTTTGCATCGAAAGCTTGCGCCCCTGACCATCGTGCTGTAAACTTCTCGGCATGGGCAGGAGACCGCCCACCGAACCGAGGAAACCATGCATCGCCCTTACGAAGGCCACAAGGAATCACCCTACCTGGCCAAGCTTGAAGCCGATCGCCAAGCACAGCACTCTGGCTACGGCATTCGTCAATACCTTTGCGCAGATGGCTCCCGCAAGTGGGAAGCCTATGGTTGGGAGCGCATCACTGAGCTGCAGCTCCATTGCACCAGCTACGGCATCTTTGACCACAAGTGGCAAGCCGAGCAGTATTTCAACAACATCATCCACGCCTGATCATGAGCCTCCGCACTGTTCACGGTTTCACCGTTCCCTCTGTCCATCTCAATGGCACTGGCGCCACCACGCTTCGCGAGGAATATGCACACGCCTACGAGGCATTGAACAAAGCCATTGAAGCTTTTGTTAACACCACCTGCAATGCTCGTGATTTCTACGTGCAAGATCAATACGCCTTTGATAAGGCCCGCCATGAGCGGGCCGAAGCTTTAGATCAGCTCAGAAAGAGCCAGCATTACGTGGGCTCAGTGCTCATGGGCATCTGCGATCAAATGTAGAAAGGCATATATATACGCGGATATATATATATCGCCTATATATACTGTCCCCATCGCCCTCCAAATCATGCGTTTCATCTGCAACTACTCCAGCAACGGTCCCTATTTCAGTCCCACTCAAGGACAATATCAAGCAGCTTCCCTCAAGGAGCTGCTGATGCACATTCGCGTGTGCATGGAAGATGGTGATCAGGCTATCGCCGTGTTTAACGACGATTCTGAATGCCTTGGCATGTGGCTAGATGAAGCTGAGCCCATTGACGATGGTGAAGGTGGAATGGTTTTAGGCAAACCCGCCTATTCCTTCTATCGCCCTGGTGAAATGAGCGAACTTCGTTGGAAAAACAACTTACGCCAATTTAAGAGGCCTTGAAAATGATTCTCATTGACTTTTTCTCGGAATCTGCCTGTAAAGGCACTGAACTTATCGAAGGTTGGTATTTTTATGCCGATGATGATGATTCAATCATTGGCGGCCCTTTTTCTGACGAAGAGGCTGCCATCAAGGCAGCCTTTGATGGTCATGGCTGGTGATTTTTCTTCTTCTTTTGATTTCTCTTGCGGCCTGGGCCTGGCTGTGCCTGGGACTCGCCAGAAAGCGGTAAAGGACAGGCTGAAAAACGGTAAAGGGACTGGCGAGAAAGCGGTATAGTAGAAGCGCTTAAAAAAGGGCGTTTTTTAGTACGCTTGTACTACCGATAGTACACTTGTACTACTCTTGATAATGATTCTCATTCTCAATAAGCAGACCAGTACATTTGTACTACTATGCGCCTATGCGCATACCCGCATAGTACGTTTGTACCATTATGCGCCTATGCGCCAACACGCATACCCGCATAGGCCTAGTTGCAAGTGAGAATCAATCGCAATAAGAGAGCCTGAGAGGCTATGCGCCTATGCGCATAGCCGCATACGTTAAGAGATGCGACAATCCGCGAGGAGAGGCCTCCCGCTCGCTCTCCTTCTCTTTATTGTCTCGATCGAGGCGAGAGATCGCCTCTCTGTTCTCTGCTCTCTGTTCTCATGCTCGCTCCTTCTCTCAGAGGCTCTGCCTCTCCCTCCTTCCCTCCTCTCTCTGATCTGAT